AGCGTTATTTTGGTCATTATTCAGACTATGAAAAAACCGATAGCTCAGATAAAACGAAGTACAAATGGGCTGATCGTTGGGCTAAAGTTGAGGTTGGTTCACAGAACAGGTTTGTCCGAGATACTTCAGTTGCGGGGTATTTAGCAAATGCTGGGATTATCTCTCCAGCTAATTCTGTAAATAAAGAAAGGACGTCAGATTTTATTGACATCAATGGAACCTCTAATCTCATCTATCAGCTTTGGGTAACTACACCTAACGGAGGAATGCCTTGGCATGCTTGGCAATTTTACGATGCTAATAAATCACCTATCGGAACTCGACTTACAGGTAGGGACAGTTATACTGTTCGTGCTCAAAAGTGGCATATAGTCAATAATATTACAGTACCAGCAACCGCTAAATTTATTAGATTATCTGCTAGAACTTACGAAGATGTCAAAATTAAGTTAGAGATAGGCAATGTACCTACAGACTGGTCTCCATCTCCTGAAGATATTCAGATAGACATTGACTCTAAAGCTGATCAAGGGCTGACTCAGGAACAAATCAATGCGCTAAATGAAAAGGCTGGGATTATTCAAGCTGAGGTTGAGGCTAAGGCTAGCGCTGACACACTTGATAATTGGATAAAGGCTTATAAGGACTTTGTCAATGCGAATGAAACCGCAAGAGCGCAGGCTGAGAAAGATTTGATTTCAGCTAGTCAGCGTGTTTCAAACATTGCCAAAGATTTGGGAGAATTGTCTGACCGCTGGAATTTCATAGATAGCTATATGAGCTCATCAAATGAGGGGCTTGTGATTGGTAAGAATGATGGTAGCTCTAGCATGATGTTCAATCCTAACGGTCGAATTTCAATGTATTCAGCAGGGGTTGAGGTTATGTATATCTCTCAAGGTGTAATCCACATCGAGAACGGTATTTTCTCTAAAACTATCCAGATAGGACGCTTTAGAGAAGAGCAGTATCACATTAACCCAGATATGAACGTAATTAGATATGCAGGAGGTGCTTAATGGCTGATTTTTGGTCAAATACTAATAGAGGTTATCGTATCAGATTGTGGATAGATCAAACCTCGCAGAGCATTGAAGACAATAGCAGTCAAGTCAGGGTTAGACTTGCCTTGTTAAATACTTTTACGACTTTCGCAGAATACAACTGTACTGCTTCGGTGACTATTGATGGACAGATTATCAACTGGTCAGGACGTCCATCAATGCTTAGTCAAAATCAGGTAATCATGCTAATTGACCGAACTGTCACAGTCGGCCATAACGCAGACGGAACCAAGACATTTAATTTGTCCGCTAGCTTTTCAGGGAGTGGTGGATGGTCTCCTGGCGAACTAAATATTGATGGTAACTCGTTTACTTTGACAACAATCCCAAGATCTAGCTCTGTGAGCGTGAGCACTGGGGTCATTGGCAGTGCGGTTACTATCAACATTAACCGTCAAAGTTCCAGTTTTAAGCATACAGTGCGCTATGCCTGGGCTGGTAAGAGTGGAACGATTGCGACGAATGTAGACACATCCACAACGTGGATGATCCCTCTTGACTTTTCAAACGACATCCCAAACTCAGCGAGTGGGACAGGGACTATCTACGTTGATACGTATTCAGGTTCTACCAAGACTGGCACACAGTCAACAACCTTGACGGCAAGTGTACCAGCTAATATCAAGCCTACTTTTGCAGGGGTTTCATTGTCGGATCTAAATGGTGCAGCACAAAATCTCATCCCAAATGGTAACACATTCATCCAGGTTATCTCTAACATCAAAGTAGCGTTTAATGGTGCAGTTGGTTCTTACGGCTCATCCATCACTGGATACTATGCTGAGATTGTCGGCAAGAACCAATCCACAAGCTCAAACGGTGGCAGTCTTGGCATTATGAACTACCACGGAGCTATCAAAATCAGAGCAAGAGTCTCTGATAGCCGTGGCAGATGGTCAGATACTAGAGAGGTATCTGTAACAGTGCTTGAGTATTTTGCTCCAGCGCTTAGCTTTAGCATTGTAAGAACAGGTTCAACATCTAGCACATTGACGGTCACAAGAAATGCCAAGATTGCACCTCTGACAGTATCAGGGAGTCAAAAGAACTCAATGAGCTTGACTTTCAAAGTTGCAAGACTTGGTACTACTAATTTTCAAGCGGATACAGGACAAGCTACTGGAGCATGGACAAGTATCTCAAGTCTAGTCAATTCACAAGCTAACCTTGCTGGGAACTATCTAGCTAATCAATCGTGGGTTGTGATCGGCACGCTAGAGGACAAGTTCACTAATTCGCAATTCATGGTCAATGTGGCCACAGAAAGCGTAGTCTTGTCTTACGACAGGTCAGGGGTGGGCGTTAACAAAATCAGAGAGCAGGGCGCCCTTGATGTAAAAGGCGATATATACGCAGACAACAAGCCCATACAGCAATATCAGCTGACTCAAAACAACGGAAAATCGTTGAATGCTGAAAGGGATTGGAACGACTATATCAATGCTGGAGTATACATGGGTTATAACCTGCTAAACTCTCCTCAAAGTGGTAATGGTTGGAAACATGTGCAAGTTTTTAAGCACAATGATAACTGGGTAGTGCAAGTGGCCTATGATTTTGATGGTCAAATAGCAGCCGTTAGAGCTAAAACTAACGGAACATGGAGGCCTTGGAAGTATCTTGCTACGAAAGATGATGTTCAAAAATACACTCAAGGTACACCTTGGCAGAATCTTCCTTTGCAAAATGGGTGGCAACATCATCAACAGTACAATAATGTACAATATTCTAAGTCGTTCGATGGGGTGGTGTATTTGCGTGGAGTTGGGGCGAAAGGGAAGACAGCTTACGGAACGGTTATAGCTCAATTACCAGTGGGATTTAGACCGTTACATTCAACTTACGTTTTTGCGCTCAACGATGATTTTACAATCGCAGTTTTATGTATTTTAACATCGGGAGAAATAGTTGTAAGAAAGAACGTTGACGCTACATGGCTCAACTTTGATAACGTATCATTTAAAATTTAACAACCGTAAAAAATCCCTAATTATTAACGGATAATTAAACCATAAAGGAGGAAATGACAATGCTAAAAGTCACTAAAACACGTCAGCTAGTAGCTGAATTTTTTGCACAAGATGGAGATCAACAAAAATTGGTCAAAACTACTGTAGTCAATACAGACAATGAAGCTGTTTCAACAACATCTGAAACACTGCATGACCCGGATTTGTACGCTAAAAATCGTAGTAGCATGCGTAAACATGAACAAGAGTTGCGAGAAATGCGCTATAAGATTGAAGATGCAATTTTGGCAGAGCTGGAAACAGATGAACATAAAGAGTAGGAGGTGTGTATGCCAGAATACGAGCATTTAATTGTGCAAATTTTTCTCACTCTAATTCCTGTCATCGGTCTTTACTTCTCTATGAAAGATAAAGCTACCAAGCAAGAAAATCGTCTCACGATTTTAGAGAAAGACATTGAAAATCTGCATGAATTCAAGACATCGGCCAACAAACGGCTAGATAACCACGACGAGCAAAACAAAGCTATACTCGTTCTAGCTGAGCAGGTTAAGTCACTTGGCGAGGACGTGAGAGAATTAAAAAACCTAATTCAGAACAAACAATAAAAAAGGAGAATAAACATGATTAACTGGAAAGTACGATTTAGCTTAAAAAATAAAACATTCTTATTGCGAGTGGCATTCGCATTAGTTTTGCCAATTCTCGCATATTTCAATCTAAAGCTAGAAGACCTAGTTAGCTGGGGAGTCATTTTAGACTTGCTTGGTAAACTCTTTGCGAACCCTTATCTTATTGGGTTGACGATTGTAAATATCTTAAACATCATTCCAGACCCAACAACATCAGGAATCTCTGATAGCAAACGTGCTCTTGACTATAAAGAACCAAGCGAAGACTAGGAGAGAACAATGAAGAAAAACGACTTATTCATCGACGTATCTAGCCACAATGGATACGATATTACAGGTATTTTGGCTGATATGGGTACACAGAATACTATTATCAAAATTTCTGAAAGTACAAGCTATATCAACCCTTGCTTATCCGCACAAGTGGAACAATCAAATCCTATCGGGTTTTATCACTTTGCTTGGTTTGGTGGAGACGTAGACGAGGCAGAAAGAGAGGCACGCTACTTCCTTGATAATGTACCTCAAAAAGTAAAATACTTGTGTCTTGATTACGAAGATCACGCTAGCGGAGATAAACAGGCAAATACAGATGCATGTATTCGCTTTATGGAAATCCTCAAAGAAAATGGCTATGAGCCAATCTATTACAGCTACAAGCCATTCACGCTCAATAATATCTATTATGAGCAGATTCTTGC